TAGGGGCGATGCCATACTCGTACCTCTGCATTTAGCTCAACGGAGAAACGAACCCCCGAACGTTCACGTTGGCGATCCGCGCGCAGTCAAGCGCGCAGACTTCCTAGCTCCCCGATGTAGTTTTGGAATTCCCCAAAATTCCCCGTTTGGGAAACGTAATGCAGAGTGGCATCAATTTCGCGGCGCAAGGCCGCAGGGCTCGTACCCCCACTCTATGGAATTAGAGTGTTACGCGGAATCGGTTTTCCTGTCAAGGAGTTTTGCTTTGAGGGCTTTCTTGCGTTTTTGTGTTTCGTCTAGAATTTCGCGTTTACGTGTCTTTCTCTCCTCTTTGGTTAAGAGACTAAACTCTGCCCATACCATGCGCTGCCAATTTCTCAGATCAATCTCTTCTGAACTGAGATATTTCCATGGTTCTTTAGCGATTTCATCTTTCATCTTTTTGAATTTGAATTTTATTATCTTTCCTTCTGGCGCATAATCCTGCTCCATGTTCGTGAACTCGATGGCGGCATCGTTTGTCGAAGCGTAGAACATGTCGTCCACGATAGCTTTTATTTCTGCGTCAGTGAAATTGAACCATTCACCATTGATGTGGTTCGCGGCGTACTTCTCGTGGAGATCACGCTCGACGGCGTGATAGTTCGAGAGTTTCCAGACGGCGATTACTTCGACGCGGAATGGTAGGAGGATTCCGAGCTCGCTCACTCGAATCGCGGCGCGCGAAGATTTCCCTATTTTGTACCACTTAAACGTAGAGGAGCCAATGAGATAGACGTATCCAGCCATTGGCTCATTATATCACCCGAAGATGTCAGCCGCCTGCTCCAACCGCTACGGGCACTTCGCTGAAATCGACGTAGAAGTATTTCCCGAGCGCCAGAAAATCCGATGCTGGCGGATTGTCGATTAGCAACTGAATCGTTCCGCTTGGCGTGGCTTTGGCAAAGCGCCGGTCCTCTTCGATCGATTGGTCATACTGCGGACTGAGCGTCACTTTCACTGACCCGTATTGATTTTTGGCGACCTCTGTTACTTGGAATTTTGCTCGTACCATTTGATTCTCCTTAGTTCTTTAACGTGGATTTTACTACTTTTCCTTAGCCCAATCCCAGGTCACTTCTTTCCCGTTCTTCAGGAACGCTTTTCCAGCGATCCAATACGTGTCGTTGGTCTTGGCCCAATCGACATCGTCACGGCTGGGCTTCCCGCCAGTGTAGTTCACTTTGGCAGCGCCTGCGCCGCCAGCGCCGGCACCAGATCCATTTGCCGCGGCTCCTTTACCGGCTCCAGCGGCCGCGGCTTTCACTTTGGTGCCGCCCTTCATGAAGTTCGGATACATCGCATCGCGAAGCTTTCTGAATTCTTCTGGCAGGAGTTCAGCAAACTTGGCATGCGTGAAGCGCGCCGCGCGGACCCGGTCGCCCTTACCAATGATCGCTTTTGCCGCCTTCTGGAAAGGCATGTCTTTCTTCATCAGGCTCCAAACGCGGTTGTTGAGCGCGTTGACGAATTCGCGGCGGCCGTCCACTTTCAAGTTAAGCTGCTTGAAGAATGGCTCGACAATCTTCGCGGTTACGATGTTGTTCGAGCGGTTCACGTCGGTGGCGACGCTGTCTTCGAAATCGTGGAACTTCTTGGTTTCGAAGTCGGCTTTCTCGCGCTCGAACTTCTCGCGTTCCGGGTCTTTCTTGTTCTTCAGCTCGATTTGCTTTGAGGCCATTCCCTTGGCCTTGTCGAGCCATCCGGCTATTTTTGCGGTGAGATCGTAGGCTTCCTGGCCCTTGCCGTCTTTGATCAATGCGGCGAGTTCTTGAACGGAACTATACATCTGAGCCTTTTCGAGGCGCGCCACCATCGCCGGAAGAATAGCCTTGTCGAATAACTCCGGAGATTTGTTCGCGAGCAAATCGATGCCGTTGCTGATCGCCAGCACAAATGAATCCGGATTGGCTTCGTGGAGTTGCGTCAAGAGCGCAGGATCGCCTTCGGAGAACTGCTTGATCTCGTTGCGATAGTCGTCTACTTCACCCTGCAAGCCGTCGAGGCCTTCTTGCCCGCCGAGAGCTTCGAAAGTGGCCTTGATCTGGCGCGCTTCATTGACGCCGCCGGGGAATTCTTCGTCGTAGGCTTTTCTGCGGAAATGATCGTTGCCCCATTTCTTGGCAAGTTCTGGATGGAGCTTCTTGAGTTCGGCAATGTCCTTGCGGGTCTGCTCGTCCATTTTGGGATCGAGTGGACCCAGTCCTGACTCTTCTTCTGCCGCTCCTTCCCCTTCGCCAGCTCCCTCGCCAGCCCCTTCCCCGCCTTCGCCTTCCCCTGCTCCAGCGCCTTCTCCTCCTTCATCGGCACCACCACCAGCCCCTGCGCCTTCGCCAGATCCGGCACCGTCACCAGCTCCTGCCCCAGCACCAGCGCCTTCACTACCAGCGCCACCCGCTACTGCGTTTTGATCCGCAGCTACTTCAGTTCCAACGCCGCCTAGATTGTCCATCGTCTTCCTCCCCGATATTAAAGTTTGGGCCGACCGCCTGCGTTTTCTGGGGCTCCTGTAGGAAGCGGTGCTGCTGGCGGTGCTGCTGCCCCTTCCGCCGCTGGCGGGACCGGTGCAGGTGTGCCAGCTCCAGGAGATGGCGTGATTCCAGCCTTCTGCAGAATTTGATCCGATGCGCCTTTATCAACCATGGCAACATCTTTGTATCCGACACTGACACTCGGCGGTTTCCCAGCCGGTGCGGCTTGCGCAGCCTTGGCCTGCACGGCTTGTGCGTGCTCGTCATAATGAAAACACACGTTCTTGAAGCCGTCGGGATTACTGCGCTTGGCGCGGCGCCCTTCCTGACCATTGATATATTGCCAGCAAGTAGCGGCTTCTGTGTCGTTATCGTCGTGCTTCTCATCAATGGGCATCGAACAAACTTCCTGAGGCATGGCAGCAACTTGCTGCTCAGCGGCGGCCAACTCTTGCGGATCGACGCCAGCTATTTTCATCTGCTCGATCTTTTGTGTGGCTTCTTCCACCTGCGGATTCGGGACCGGGGTGCTCTTCAGCAATATTTCTATCTCGCCGAGTTGCTTGTTGCGCGAAGCCACCTGCGGAATGTAGAGATCGGAGAGTCCCATCATGTTTTGCAGGAATTCAAGATTTGCGGCGTTGAAGAAAACTTCCTGCAGCATCGGATTCTTCCCGATGTCGTTGAAGATATTCATGATCGCGTTCTTGCGCTGCGTGTAGGTTTCAGGGAAATTCTCGTCGCTCTCGGCAAACACCATGATGTTGGCTTTGAGATCGTTGATCTCAAGAGCGATGGTTTCCCCGCCAGGGATTCGCTCGTTAATGGATTTGTCGCGGCATTTCGCAGCCCAGCGCACTAACTGCTTCATCGAAGTGGCTTCCGCATTCTTCATGGAATGCCACGTCGGCGCTAGTCTGCCTAGAGCGGAATCACGTTGGGTGGCAATCGCAACTCCGCTATCGGCGGTTCCGACATCTCCCCCGGCAAGGGCCGGATACGCTCCCGACAGCAATTCGGCAAGTGGCCCGGAATATTCTTTGATGAAGTCCGCGAGATTCGCCGGCGGATTTACAGCCGGTTCTACGAAGATCAATTCATTGACCGCAATCCCTGGCTGGCGCTTGAACGATCCGATATCTCCTGGAACGTTGGTCTGCTGGCGGATGGCTTCGACGGCAAAGGCTTTCGAGTCCATCCATTTCTTCGGGATAGTGCGCACGAAAATGTCGTTCATCAAATCCAGCCAATTGTTCAGCCGCTTCTGCAAGGGCATCGTCGACGTGCCCATGGCGTTGCGGTTCTGGCCGTCGCCAGAATAGGCCTGCGCGAGAGCCCAGGAATCGTCCATCGACTCGTTGCGCGCAAAACAGAAAACATCTCCGGCAAAAACCACATAGCAGCCGTTAGGAAACATCTCGATCAATTCATCGCGCTTGTTCTCATCCGTGATGCCCATCAGATACGAAGGGCGCATCCAAGTGCGTTGAATGGTGACATCGGCAGCGATGGAATCGCTCGTCACATAAGTGGACTGCATCCCCAACTTGACGTTCTGGCGCGCGAGACGGGCGATCTCACCCATGGCCGCTTGATTCGTGGCCGCCTTGATGTCATCGGCAACCCACGGAAACATGCCCTTGGCGCGTGTCTCGTCTACTTCGCACTCGTACTGCAGCACGTCCACTTCATCCAAACTATTTGCCATCATCGGCGTCAACTTGATTTCCAATTTTCCGTGCGCGGTGCGGACCTCTTGCCCTCGTGGCGTGCGCTTGACCGGCTCCGATTCTTCTCCTTCTTCCGATTCTTTCTCTTCATCTGTGGCGGGAGGCGCGCCAGGACTTTCTTGGGCAGTCTCAGCCGATTCCGGAGTTGACGCAGCCGCTGCTCCTTCAACTGGCGTCCCTTCGTTTTCCGGAACCAGGTCGTCTGGCTCATCATCCTCTTCCCATCCGAAGCGCTGGCCGTCCTTCACGAAACGCGACCAGTAGAGATAGCGCCCGTCGGTCCAGAGCAAACGCGATCCGTCTGTTTGAATCTGGATCAAATCGTTGTTGCGCGAGATTACCTTGACAAATTTCTCAGCCGATTCAGCTGAGGTTATCTGCGCATCGGAGTCGGCGCGCTGCGGGGCGAAGCGCACGTTCGGAACGGTGCGCGTGAGTGCAGCGATGATCATCTGCGCGCGCGCCGAATAAACATTCGTTGGTAATAGAGCCAAGTCCATCTGCATCGATGGACCATAGCCGGTGCTCTCGCCCGGGATGATCCATCCGCCGCCGCGCTGTGGAATGAGGAACTGGAAGCCACGATAGAAGAGCGCTGCTTCCCAGGCCTGAATCACTTCTATCAATCTCGCTGGATAATCGCGCTTCGCCGCCACCTTGCAGCGATCCTTCAGGAGATTTTCTTGTTCTTTGGTGAGTTCTGCGTTCGGTACGACGGAGAATTCTAATCCTGCGAGGACACCGATTTTATATTTAGGCTCATCGTGCTCTTGGGTGTCGCGACCTTCTTGCTCGTCGCTTCCCGTAAAGTTTTGGACCGCTGTCGCCATTTAGCCTTTGTGTCTCCTGGCACTCGCGAATGCAAGGGCAAGTCTAGCGCGCTTGCCTGTCTTCCCGGAAGAGTGTGCGTGCTCTTCTGCAAACTCATGCGTGCTCTTCCCGGCACGATGCGCGGCTGCTTTGAAAACTCCCTTGTGGCCAGAAGATTTTATTTTCTCTGAAACTTTTTGCATCCACCTGT